ATGAACCATGAAGAGATTAAGTCGGCCTTAGCAGAGCGAGGCTATACGCTTTCAGCAGCATGTGAAGCGATGGGTAGAAGTTACGTACAGTTTTACAACGTAACAAATAGATCATCAAAAAGCTTTTACATAGCCAACTCAATTGCAGTTTTGATAGATAAGCCTGTTGAAGAGGTTTTTCCTGATATCCCGCAGTATGCAGACGGCAACAGACCAAATAAAAACCAAAACATGATTGATGCTGGCAAGGCAAAGCTGAAAGAGGCTGGATTGTTATCGGCATGATCAACACCTGTTTATTAGAGTTGATAACAGACTATATCAATGCAATACAACTCGGATAGAGCACGGTAAAGAGTTTATTTGGAAGAGTAATTTTTAGGGGTTTCCAACGTGGCAAGAATCAATTGGAAAAGAGTCAGACCAACCTGCATCAGTCATGCAATGGAGCTGTGCATTGAGTACGGCAGACAAAAACACAACCTGTCTGTTGACCGCATCGCCGACCGTATGGGGCTTCCACAAAAGTGGACACTATATAAATGGATGGAAAACGGCCGTATTCCTTCAATTGAAATCCCCGCGTTTGAACACGCTTGCGGAGCGAACTTTGTCACGGTCTATTTGGCAACGGCTGCGCATAAGCTGCTGATCGATATCCCAGTCGGCAAGAAGCCTGTCGATACCGACATCCTGACTTTAAATGCCAACTTCAACGACGCCATCAGTTTGCTCACACGCTTTTATAAGGGTGAAGCAGACATGCAAGACACCCTGAGCGCCCTCACAAACACGATTGAATCTATCGCCTTTCACCGCGAGAACATCCAAAAAGACCATGCACCAGAGCTGGACTTTGGAACGGAGCATGAAGATGAATAAAGAATACTACAGTGCACAGGAATTAGCTGGTATGCCAGGCATGCCTTTGACTGCCAAAGGTGTGCACTTGAGGGCAGATAACGACAACAAAAGCTGGCAAAAGCGAAAAAAGGTAAAAGGCAAAGGGTTTGAATACCACGTCAGCTCACTGCCAGCAGAAACGCGCAATCACTTGGCCAAGTTAGCGGCAGAAGAAGCAGCACGAGAAGTCAGTAAAAAAGCACATGATGCTGGCCTTCAAGTGGCTAAAAAGCTTGCCTTGAAAATGAAAACAAATGCAGACATTAGTGACCTTAAACGCCAGCAGATTTTGGCTAAAGCTGCTCATTTGACAGGTACCAATAGAAAGCGTTTTGAAAGTCGCATCATCATGCTTGAACTTTGGCAGACCTATGTTCGCTCGTCAGATAAGGGCATCACCAAAGCAACCGATGAGTTTTTGCTGATGTGGCGTCATAACCTAATCAACATTCATGAAGACATACGTTTTATTAAGGATTTTATTGATGATGGCCTTGTTTACAGCACTTTAAATAAGTGGAAGAACGATCCAGAAAGCCTGCTTCCAAAGTACGGCCACCGTAAAGGTAAGACCATCATCGATCAGCAACCAGAGCTGAAAGAATTCATGATTGCCATGATCTACACCCATCCTCAGGCAGGTGCAGAAGACTTCATGTTGGCTATCGAGACACGCTTTGAAAGTGTTGAAAAAAGCAAAGATGGCATTCGTATTCCAAACAAACGCACTGTTGAGCGTTGGTTAAAACGCTACAAAGAGGAAAACGAATCTGTCTATGTTGCGATGACCAATCCAGATAAATGGAAAAACAATTTCATGCCTGCAATGGGCACGTTGGAAGTTGATGCACTGAACGAAAAATGGGAGATGGATGCCACCCCTGCTGACTGGATGTTTGAAGATGGTCGTTACAGTCTGCTAGCTAAGATCGATGTCTACAGTCGCTGGCCAAAGTTCATTCTGAGCAAAACCTCAACCTCAGGCGCACAAGCAAAACTACTACGTGACTGCTTCATTGAGCATGGCATACCAAACATCATTAAAACAGACAACGGTGCGGATTATGTCTCTTTGCAAATCAAAACAGCACTTAAATCCCTTGGAATTGAACAACAGATTTCAGCACCGTTCAGCCCATGGGAAAAACCGCACATAGAGCGCTTTTTCAGAACACTGGCTCATTCCATTCTTGAGCTGCTACCTGGATTTATAGGTCATAACGTATCAGAACGTAGTGCTATCGAAGACAGAAAACAGTTTAGCGAACGCCTTTTTAAAAAGGACGAGGTCATCGAAGTGAAGATGACAGCAGACCAGTTTGAAAAACACGTCAACGACTGGATTCAGTACATCTATATGCATGACAAACACAGCGGGCACGAAGGGAAAACTCCATTCCAAATCGTATCTGAGTGGCAAGGACCTATCCGCAAAGTACAAGACGAGCGTGCATTAGACATTCTTCTTTCAGAAGTTGGTGAGCGTGTTGTCGGAAAAGACGGCATTCGCATGGATAACTTTACCTATATTGCTCCAGAACTTGGACCTATTACAGGTCAGCGCGTCCAGATCAGAAAAGATCCAGTCGATGTCGGAACCATTTTCGTATTCAAAGATGGTGAGTTTATTTGTGTGGCTGAAGATGCTCGTTTTGTAGGTGTTCGACGTCAGGAAATCGCTTACATGGCCAAGCAAAAAGCAATGTCAGAACGCAAAGAACTCAAAAAACAGATTCGTTCTGCGCAGACAAAGCAGAAGGTCAAAGACATTGCCGAAGAAATCCTTGCTGCCAAACGCGAACAAAACAACATCACGATGCTGCCTAAACGTACTGAAGAGTACCGTAACGACATGCTAGACGCAGCAAGTGAAGCGGCAAGCATGACAGAACAAACTCCATATCAAGCAGAACCAAAAGCATCTCCTATCGCCGTTCAAAACGATTCAGACCCTCGCGAAGTCTACAGAAGATGGTTGCGACTGGATCGGCGCGTGCAGGCTGGCGAGCAGATCGATAAACGTGACTTTAACTGGTATTGCAACTACCCAGAAATGCCAGAGTTCAGAGACATGAAAGAGTTTTTTGAAGAGTTTGGATTGGGCTTGGAATCAAGCTCAAACTGAATAAAACGCTGATTTAAACCGCCATTTAAATCAGCCTTAAATCCTAAAGGAGGCTAAATGATAACACAAAACTTGGGAAACACCATTGCCCCTCTACAAAACGTGGTGCTCTGCTCACAAGCCATTACCAGGGCCCTAAACCGTCCTGAGCACTTGCCAGGAATTCTTGTGCATTACGGTAATTCTGGCTGGGGTAAAACATACGGCGCAACCTGGAGTGCCAACAAGTTCCGAGCCCACTACGTGCAGTGCAAATCGGCCTGGACACGCAAAGCCTTCCTTAAAGCGGTACTCACCGAAATGGGTATCGCACCGGCCTCTACCATTTATGAAATGGTCGACCAGATTGCGCAGGAACTGGCGCTATCCGGCCGCCCGTTGATTATCGATGAAGCCGACTTTCTGGTTGACCGTGGGTTTATTGAGATTGTGCGCGACATCTACGAGAGCAGCTTCGGCACCATCCTACTGATTGGTGAAGAGCAGATTCCAGCCAAGCTCAAGAAGTGGGAACGCTTCCACAACCGCGTTCTGGAATGGGTACCGGCACAGCCAGCCACTCTGGCCGATGCGCAGACGCTGACCAAGATTTACGCGCCAAACGTCACCATCCACAGCGACCTGTTGGAACGCGTGGTCGACATGAGCCGCAATGTCACACGCCGTATCTGCGTCAATCTCAATCTGATCAACGACACCTGCAAGCGTGAAGGTTGGGCAGAAGTGGATATGAGCCTCTGGGGCAACCGCGAAATCTATACAGGTCAAGGCAACATCAGAAAAGGAATCGGTGGATGACACGCAGAGCTGAAATCAAAAAATCGGGAACTTTAACGCCACGTGAATACATTTGGGGCGAAATCCGGAAACTCAAGAAGTTCACACTCAATGACATTCTTGATAAAGCCCCAAAACACTATCGACTCAATATTCAAAAGGCGCGTCATTACCTGCGTGGATGGGAGCGTGCCGGCTATCTTTCGAGCGTGTTTGATGTACCTGTTAGCGGCAAAAAACCACCAAAAATCTACACCCTAGAGAAAGACACCGGCGTTAACCCTCCTCGTGTCGACATCAATGGCAATGAGTACAAAAAAGGCATGGTTCGTGAACAAATGTGGCGAACCATGCGCATGGTTGGGAGCTTCACAGCAGCGCAATTGGCGGCGAATGCAACTACTGATGATGTGGTCATCACTGAAACAACTGCGAAAAAGTTTATTCATAGCCTTTACCAGGCTGGCTATCTTCGCTTGGTAAAGCCAGGTCACAAAGAATACGGAACTGCCGAATACCAATTAAAACCAGCCGCATGGACTGGCAACAAACCACCGCTTGTCAGTCACATGAACGTGGTTTTTGACCAGAACACCAATAAAGTCGTGTGGCCCAAAGATGAGGACATTGAAAGTGAGTACTGATTACCAAAACGAAGCCTGGTTCATGGCTTTACAACAGGCCGTGGCTAATGAATCACAAGCCAAAGTGGCCAGCAAGTGCGGCATCAGCCCAACGGCCGTCAACCAGGTATTAAAAGGGACCTATCAAGGCAACATCAACAACGTTGCCGAAAAGGTTTCCGGCGCCCTGCTTGAGCACAGCGTGATCTGTCCGGTACTGGATGTCATCACGACAGATATCTGTGCAAGCCATCGCAATAAACCATTTGCGCCTAACAACCCTATGCGAGTCAACCTGTACAGAGCATGCCAAACATGCCAGCACAACCCTAAAGGAAGGATGCATGAACGAACCTAAATATTACAAAAAACAGGTTATCGGCAATGGTGTTGATCCAGAAAGACCATTCCGCCAAATCACCTTAATGACAACACCAAAAAACGAGATTTGGATGCAAATTTTCGATGATGAAAACGAGCCAAAAATCAAAGTAAAACTTCCATTGTGGGATGCCAGAGCCTTAAGAAAAGCACTGGATGAAGCGATTAAAGCATCAGGAGAATAACATGAGCCAAGTAACCGACACCACTATCGAACAGCGTCACGTTGACTTTATCTACAAGCTAAGCCTGGCCAATGGCGCGGTGCAGAAAGTGCATCAGCAAGGCTTGGCGATTTTGGACGTGCAGATCACGCCGCAGGCCACCATTTTCCACATCCAACCACCTGAAGCAGGCCACCCAATCTGGAAAGATGCGGTGGAATTTGGTGCCAGAAAAACCACCAACCAATTGTGGCGCGCCGAATTGACCGCCTTTGGAAAATCCATTGCCCAGCTCGTCTGGAACACCACCACACACTAAGGAGAAAACCATGACACAAGCCATCCCAGAAAACTACATGAAAGACGCCTCCGGGCGCCTGGTACCGACCGAGTTGGTCAGTGATATCGACAAGCAACGTAACGATCTTGTGCTGGAGATTGTCGGCCATGCGCAAGCCGTCAGCGACGCCATTGCCAAGTTCAAAGCCCAAACGGCTGGCGACATTCAGGCCTTCATCGAACTATCAGGCGAAAAATACGGCGCCAAATTGGGTGGTCAAAAAGGCAACGTCACCCTGATGAGTTTCGACGGCCGCTTCAAAGTGCTACGCGCCACCAGCGAAAAGCTGGTGTTCGACGAGCGATTGCAGGTCGCCAAGGAATTGATCGACCAATGCATCCACAAATGGGCCGAAGGCTCAAACGCCGAGATCCGCGCCCTGATCGAGCACGCCTTTCAAACCGACAAGCAAGGCAAGATCAACACCGCGCGCATCTTCAGCCTGATGAAGCTAGACATCAAAGACCCTGACTGGGTCAAAGCGATGGAAGCCATCAAGGACAGCATTCAGGTAGCGGGTTCCAAGAGCTATATCCGCGTCTACGAGCGTGTCGGCAACAGTGAAAGATACGAGCCAATCGAACTCAATATCGCAGCGGTGTGAGGTGAGTTATGGATCGCATTGATTACACAGATTGGAATAAGCGAACCTACAAACCACCTACGGACATAGAGGCTACCAACAGTAAGCTTGACCCAACAAAGGTCGAACAAACAAAACGCCTGAACGAACAGAAAGAACGCATCCGCGACAAGCAAGAGCCTTGGGATGCATTGGAGGAAATATGACCATTAATTTTAAGACAACGGATGAAGAATTTGAGTTGATTGAGAAGATTGCTCAACGCGCAGTGGACTTAGGTCTTTATGAGCCGGAAGAACACGAAGATGTTCTGATGGATATCACAGTTGCCCACAACAATGCCAGAAAGCTGGATTTGCAACGCCTGCTAGATGCTGATCAATTTAACTTTCTGCATGACGTGTCAGGCATTGCCAGATACCTGAACCGTGAAACAGGAAAATTAACAAACTTCTTTGTACCGCGGTTTGCAGCATAACAACCCGGCCTGGCAACAGGCCATTTAAGTAAGCATCCTGGGTTTTACTGTCATTTAGCCTGGGGTGCTTTCTTAAGTGAGTAAGAGACAAAACAATGAGCAGACAATCAGAACTTGCCCAAATCCACATCGCCAAAAAAGACCTTGGTATGGAAGACGACGCCTACCGCGCCCTGCTTCAAGCCGTGGCCGGTGTTGAATCGTCGTCCGATCTGGACTTTCACGGCCGTCATGCCGTGATTCACCGCATGAAAGAACTCGGCTGGAAGCCAAAACGTCGCAAGGTTGGCCCTGCCACTAGAGCCAAAACACGCGCCCGCCCTAAGGCGGCAATGGGCGACAAAATCCGCGCATTGTGGCTGGAACTGCACGAGCTTGGCATTGTCCGCGACAAGTCAGAAGCCGCCCTGATGGCTTACGTTAAACGCATGACCGGTGGCAAGTTTGAAGCCCCTCAGTTCTGCGATACACCAGAAGCCATCATGATTATCGAATCCCTTAAAAAATGGAAGCAACGCGCTCAATGAAACTCCGCTGTCCTCACTGCGGCCATGCCGCTGGAATCATCGAATTTGCCAATGAAGAAGCCGCCCGTCAGGCAGTGTATTTAGCGGCCGATCTGCCCAAGCCGCTCGGCAAGCTGGTCATGCGCTATATCGGCCTGTTCAGACCAGCCGAACGCCACTTGCGCTGGGACAGAGTGCTCAAGCTGATGCAAGAACTCAAAACCGACATCGATGCCGGACGCATAGAGCGCCACAGCCGCATCTGGCCAGCACCGGAAGCCGCTTGGGTAATGGCACTCAATGCCATGTTGGAAAAGGCCGACAACGGCACACTCACCCTGCCGCTCAAGAGTCACGGCTATCTGTACGAGATTATCAGCTCTGAGCAAAACAGCATTGAAACGCGTGAAGAGCAAAAGCAGGAAGAAAAGCGCCAACAGGCACAGCACAGAACGCCTAAAGAAGTCGAACAACCCAGAACAACAGACGATTTAAACGCCGGTGAAATGGCCCTTAAATCCGCTTTTGAAACCCTTCGAGTACGCCGAAGAAACGGAGGAAACAATGAGCAAGCAGATTGATACCAGCGACCAGCAGAATGATCTGTTCGGAGGACAAGTGGATGCGCCCATCGCGCAGGTATTTGAACAATACCAAAAGCTCGACAGCCTCGCAGACTGCCCCAACCAGAAGTGGCCAGAACGTCTGGCGGAGTTCCATGACGTCATCGAGCATTACTTTAAAGAGGTTTTGAAGCAAGACAAAGACGTTGCGCATAAACACGCCGACGGCGTCACCACCATGATAGCCAAACACTTCGGCGGCCGCCCGTTCTATATGCCAAAAGGCAAATCGCTTGATCGTTCACTGCGCGACCAACAGATTTTCAAGCGTTTCACCGGCCATAACCAGGACAAACTGGCCGAAGAATATGACCTGAGTGTCGCCCAGATTTACGCCATTGTGGCAAGACAACATCAACTTAGACAAAGAAAACTCTTTTAGGACAAACCATGTTTGATTTTTTAGACCCACTGACAACAAACGACTTTGATCAAAAGACCGAATTCCTTATCGATGGCTTTTTGGCCAAGCACCTTATCACGCTGGTTTATGCCGATGGCGGCATGGGTAAAAGCTGGTTGGCAATGGCCATCGCCAAACTGGCCAGCGATCAAGGTATGGATAGCGTATACCTGGATTACGATAACCCGATGAACGTATTGAAAGAGCGCGGCGTTGAGCAAAAACTGATTCAGGCATGCCCAACCCTGCACTATTCTCACCGTTCCAAAACCAAGCTACAGCCTTTTGAAATGCTGTGCGCCATCGAGGAGCAGGCCGTCGGCGGTCGTTTCTGCAATACGCTGTTTGTGATTGACAGCTTGCGTGACTTTGGCGACGTCAACAACGACGCCAGAGCCATGCTACTGGGCGAAAAACTCAAAAACATCCGTGAAGCTGGCGCGACCATTTTAGTGCTGCACCACTCCAACAAGGATGGCAAAAACTATCAGGGCAGCAACAATATCCGCAATTCCGTCGACAACATGTACCAATTGCAAAAGATTGAATCGCCACAAGGTGAAATCCGCTGGTTACTGACCGTCAAGAAAGAGCGTGCCGCGATTGTGGACACCGCGCTATTGATCAGGATTGACGACCTATCCATGATGCCGGTTGACCTGCAAGCCGCCAAAACCAGCCCTGAAGACCAGGCATTCATCGCCGATGTAAAGTCAGCCATCGCCAAACAGCCAGGTATAAATAAGACTGAACTGCTCGAAGCCTGCGGGTTTAAAAAAGACGATAAAACGGCACGCGATAAACTGGATCAGTTCGATGAAATCCACTGGGTGTCGCAAAAGGTGAAAGGAAGTTATACATACAATTTGGCCTAACGCCTGCCATAAAAGCGAATCATATCTTGGTCTTTTTGACCATAAAAATCGTGGTGATAACGGGCCTTTAATAGGCCCTTTTTTGTGCAAACTATCTACTTGTCAATGTTTGATTTTTGAAAAACAAATATTTTCATTCGCTACAGAACAAATTAAATTTGGAAACGCACTTTAGTAATGGCAAACACATAAAAAGAGCGCTAAATGATGAGTAACCGTAATACCACCATTACATTGAATCACCGCCCAGTTGACCTGATCGATGATATTAAAAATATCAAAACGCTATTTGCCGAACTGCTTTGTCACGACAATCCAGCAGAAGTGATGGGTACCGATACCGGCGTCAAAAGTGCCGGAAAGCTTATGCTATTGCTTAATGACTTGGAAGATCAAACACGCAATCAGATATAAAGTTAACAATCATTACAACTGCTACAACCGCCATGAATAACGGGAGTTGTAGCGGTTGTAAGACTTGTTTAATCAATCACTCAACCCATCCTAAAAACTTATCAACCGCTTGATATCCAGCCATTTTCGCAACGCTCTATCCTAGAGCGTATGAAAACACCGCTACTTACCTTACAGCTACACAGATCAGATGGTACCGACCAGGGCACGCCAGGTGTCCTTTCGCATCTTGGCCAAAAGGTCTGTTACATGATGGAGCTGCCTGATCGGGATAATCGTCCCAACCTTGGGCGCATCCCTCCTGGGCGCTATTTGGTCAGGTATCTTCCTCGCTCTGCATCTGGCAAGTACCGCGATGTGTACCACGTCACCAATGTCCCAGACCGCGCCGGCATTTTGAGCCATCCGGGTAATGTCGCCGGTGACAAGCTCAAAGGCTATCGCACAGATTCATGGGGATGCCTATTGCCGGCATTACGCCTCGGCAGGCTCTATGGACAAGTGGCAGGACTGGCCAGCCGCGCCGCCCTGCGCCGCATTCACGAAATAACGCAACGAAACGATTTTTACTTGGAGGTTTACTGATGGACATTGGAACGCTTTTAACCGGCATCGGTTCTGCGGCATCCGGCGGCCTGATCGGTTTATTCGGCACCGGCATCAAGATGTGGGCGGAACATAAATCCGAAGAGGCCAAGCGCACATTTGAATTGGCGATGCGCGAGGCTGATCGCAAAGAGATGCAGCTGGAGCATGACCTCAAGATGAAAGAGGTGGAAGCCATGGCCAACCGCGACATCGCCGTGGCTCAACAGAACCGTCTGGCAACCGAAGCCAGTGCCGCATCAGAAGTGGAAAAAGCGGAAATCAACCTCAGACAAACAAGCTACACCATGGACAAAGCCACCTATGGCGGTGGGTTTGTGGATGCCATTCGCGGCCTGATGCGCCCTACCTTAACCGTCTACTTTGCCGTTCTGATGGCGTTGATCGCCTGGCAGTTGATGAAGCTTAATGGCGGCCACTGGGTCAATCCAACCGATGCGCAAATGATGCTAAGAGACACTGTCAATGCGTGCATCTTTTTGACCACTACAGCCGTCACATGGTGGTTCGGTTCACGTCCTATCAAGAGAGGGTAAGCATGTCAGTGGATTATGAGTTCTGGAAGTTCTGGATGGCCGTGGCCAACTTTATCGGCACGGTCATTTTGGCGGCTTACATCTTTGTTACCAGCCGTTCGCGTGTCAATACCGAGCGCATCGACAAGCTGGAAAAGCATACGGATGACCGTATCGATAGGCTTGAGCAGCACGTTCACCAGCACATCGGCGATCACGACAAACGCCTGGAACGTGTTGAAGAGCGCAATAAACACATGCCTACGCATGAAGACCTCAAACAGGTGCATGAAAAGATCAATCGCGTATCGGATGGCGTCAGTGCCATCGATGGCAGGCTGAGCGGCATGGATAAAAACCTGACCATGATTCAAGAATTTCTGATGAACGAGGGAAAGAAACGATGAACTTCAAAGACCATGTGATTGAGCACTGCCGCCGTCTGATGCTGGAGCAGCTCGAGCAGGAAAACGACTACGCCCAGAACCATTTGATGATCAAGCAGAGCCTGTTTATGGCAGGTCAGACGCTGTCTTTCGATAAGGTACTGGCAGAACTGCACTGGTTGCAGGAACAAGGCTTGGTAACGCTGGACAGCTTTGGCGGATTTACCGTGGCCAAGCTAACCCATCGCGGACTGGACGTCGCCACGGGTGCATCGCAAATGCCAGGCATTGCACGGAAGTCGCTATGAGCAAGGCGCGGCAACGCAGGCTCAGTTTGCATCAACGCAACACGATGCTGTACGAGCTTAGAAAGTGGTCTAGGGAATGGGATAGAGAGCAGCAGTTAAAAGTGAAAAAACGATTCATAAAGCGGCTCATTACGTCATCTTTCGTCTTGGCTCTAGTAGCTATGTTTATTCATAAATTCATCTTCGCAGGTTAAATCATGGGACGCGCATCATCGGTAGAACAAATTCCACCCGACATCCTTGAGCAGCTGCAGGCATTGCTGAGAGACCCCCGCGTTTCTCAGCTGGATGCCACCGCCAAAATCAACAAGGTGCTGGAAGAGCAAGGACATGAAACCGTCTCCAAGAGCGCGGTGAACCGTTATGCCCAAAAAATGGCGCGAGTCGGTCAAAAACTGCAGGAGGCGCGTGAAGTATCAAGGATGTTCATTGACCGTTTCGGCGAAGACCAAACCGGTGAGGTGGGCAAGTTGGTCAACGAGATGATCCGCACCCTGGTATTCGACATTACTCTCAAAATGCAGGGCGAAACCATTGATCCAGACATGGCGCCTGAACTGGCCAAGATGGTCAAGAACCTGTCAGAATCCATGCACAAGTTGGAACAGGCTGCCGCCACCAACACCAAACGCGAGCAGGAGATCAAACGACTGGCCGCACAACAGGCCGCCGATGCCGCCGCCAAATCCATGACCCGCCAAGGCATGAGCAAAGACACAGTAGATGCCATCAAGCGCGATATTCTAGGGATTGCCAGCTGATGCCGTTCGTATCCAAACAAGATGCGCTCTTCGCTCAAATTGGTAAAGAGTATGATCCTGAATCGGTGCTACTGCCCTATCAGAAAGTATGGATGGCGGACGATTCGCAATTGAAGATTGCCGAAAAGTCGCGTCGTACCGGTTTGACCTGGGCGGAAGCCGCCGATGCCGTGCTGTCTGCCAGTGCCGAAAAATCGGCTGGCGGTACCGACCACTTCTATGTCGGATCGGGCAAGGATATGGCCATCGAATTTATCCAGGCGTGTGCCATGTGGGCCAAGCAATTCAATCGTGCAGCAGGCGAAATCGAAGAGGAAATCCTCGAGGATGAAGACAAGGATATCCTTACCTTTAACATCCGCTTTGCTTCCGGTTACAAAATTCAAGCGCTCTCCTCCAACCCGTCAAACATGCGCGGTCGCCAGGGTAATGTCACCATCGACGAATCGGCTTTCCATGACCGTCTTGCAGAGGTTCTGAAAGCGGCACTAGCCTTGACCATGTGGGGGGCTAAAGTCCGCCTGATCTCCACCCATAACGGCGTGGACAACCTGTTCAACGAAATCATTCAGGACTCGCGTGCCGGCAAGAAGCGTTATTCGGTGCATCGCCTCACTATCGACGACGCCTGCGAGCAAGGTCTATACAAACGCATCTGCCAGATTCGCGGCATGGAATGGAGTCAGGCAGCCGAGGATGAGTGGAAGGAAAACCTGCTCAAAGACACGGCCACCCGTGAAGATGCATTGGAAGAATACTACTGCGTACCCAAGCAAGGCGGTGGCGTTTACCTTAACCGTGCGCTGCTGGAAGCGCGTATGGTCGATGCACCTATCTTCCGTTTTGAGGGGTCGCCTGAATTCAATGCCTGGCCTGAGCACCTGCGCGAAGCAGAAGTCAGAGACTGGTGCGAACTTAACCTGCTGCCGGAACTGGCCAAGCTGGATGCCAAAACCCTGCACGCCTTTGGTGAAGACTTTGCACGCTCTGGCGATATGACAGTCATCGCACCGATGGTCATCAACCAACAGCTCAAGCGCAGCATCCCGTTTATGGTCGAATTGAAGAATGTGCCGTTCCGCAACCAGGAGCAGATTCTGTTGTACATCGGCGACCGCCTGCCACGCCTGACCGGCGGCGCGCTCGATGCCAGAGGCAACGGCCAGTACCTGGCCGAGCAGGCTAAATACAAATACGGCGGCGGCCGCATCCAGGAAGTCATGCTCTCCGAGAAATGGTACCTGGAGAACATGCCCAAGATGAAAGCCGCACTGGAAGACGACACGCTCCATATCCCACGCGATGCGGACGTACTCAACGACTTCCGCGCCATTCAGATGGTTCGCGGCGTACCGCGTATTCCGGAAGGACAGACCAGCGCGGGTCGTCACGGCGACTCGGCGATTGCTATCTGCCTGGCGTATTTTGCCAGCCAAATGGAAGTTCAGGTCTACGGCTACCATGCGGTACCTAAAGCGACTGATGCCAATTACGACAGACCACGCAGACAGATTCACACTACCGCCGGCTTCCGGCGAGGCATGATGTAAGGAAACAACCATGGAAAGAGTATCCCAAATCGTCGACCACCGAGGCGAACCGATCAGAGTCAAGGCGCTGACGGAAGAAGTCGCCCGCCCTTCCATGACCGGCATCCGTCAGGCTTGGCACACCGATACAATTGCCGGTGGTCTGACGCCGGAAAGACTGGCGCGGATTATTGAATCGGCCAATCAGGGCGACAACTACGACTATCTGACGCTGGCCGAAGAGATGGAGGAGCGCGAGCCGCACTACAGCTCGGTACTGGGTACGCGCAAACGTGCCATCGAAGGCATTGATCCAACCGTTGAGGCACCAGCCGACGATGCCCAGGCCGTCAAGATTGCCGATGCGGTGCGCAAGCTGGTCAAACATGAAAGCTTTGCATGGCTGGTTCAGGACTGTGTGGATGCGCTCGGCAAAGGCTATGCCGTTTCTGAAATCATGTGGAACCGTGGTTCACTGTGGATGCCAAGAAGTTACAAATGGCGCGACCCGCGTCACTTCCAGTTTGACCGTGAAGATGCCCATGCCCTGCGCCTGCGTGACGAGAGCGACCTGCTCAATGGCATTGCACTGCCGGCCTATAAGTTTGTGGTGCATGTGCCGCGATTGAAGTCTGGCATTCCGGCACGGGGTGGCCTGGCACGTTTGGCTGCCGCCACCTATATGTGCAAGCAATACTCCATTACCGACTGGATGGCCTTTGCCGAGGTGTTCGGCATGCCGATCCGTATCGGTAAGCACGGCAACAACGCCACCGAAGATGATATCCGCACGCTGATCAATGCCGTGGCCAATATCGGTACCGATGCGGCAGCCGTCATTCCCGAGTCGATGAGCATCGACTTTGTGGATGGCCGCAAGTCCGGTTCAAACGATACCTTCGAGCGTCTGGCCAAATACCTGGACAAGCAGATTTCCAAGGCGGTGCTTGGGCAAACCATGACAACCGACGACGGCAGCAGCCAGGCACAGGCCAACGTCCATAATGACGTACGCATCGATATCCTTGAGTCCGATTTAAAGCAGCTTGAAAGCACCATTAACCGCGATTTAATCAAGCCTTTTGTGGATTTGAACTTCGGCGTGCAAGAGGACTATCCGCGCGTGGTTTGGCAGATGCCGGAATCGGAAGACATCGACACCCTGGTCAATGCGCTGGAGAAGCTGGTTCCGCTTGGCTTGAAAGTCGAAGCCTCTGTCATCCGCGACAAACTTGGCCTACCTGATCCTGACAAAGATGCCGAACTGCTGGGGCAGCCGCAGGCATCCACCGAACCGGTTATGAATCGCGCCATGCATTCGGCTTGCCAGTGCTCAAGCTGCCAAAGCCAAGCTAAAGCGCTGAATATGGCACAGGCTGTCGATCCACTGGATGATCTGGAAGCGGAAGCGATGCAGGAGTGGCGCAAGCAGGTTGATCCGGTACTCAATCCAATCGAACAGGCGCTTGATGCCTCCGCTAGCCTGGAAGACTTTCTACAGCGGCTGCCAGGCCTGATCGAGCAGATGGACAGCAGCGACTTTATTCTCAAGCTGGCCGAGCAGACATTTAAGGCACGCGGTCTGGGAGATGAAGATGCCGGTTAAGTACAACCAACCTCCGGTACCCAAGGAAGCGCTGCGCTGGTTCAAGTCAAAAGGCATTCAGCCCTCTTTCGACTGGAAGGATGTGTGGCAGGAAGAACACGCCATCGCTTTCACTGTGGCTAAGGCGATGGAGTTCGATGTGCTCGAAACCATCAAGCTATCCACCCAGAAAGCCATTGCACAAGGGCAGACATTAGCCGAGTTTAAACGCGATTTAAAACCCGCTTTAATCAAACTTGGCTGGTGGGGTCGTCAGGAACAGAGCGACCCGATGACGGGTGAGACGCGTGACGTACAGCTGGGATCGTCTCGCCGATTAAAGGTCATCTACCGCACCAATCTGCGCACCGCTAGAGCGGCAGGCCAGTATGAGCGTGCGCAACGCACCAAGGCTACCATGCCTTACCTGATGTATGAACTCGGCCCATCCGAGAATCATCGTGAAGAGCACGTTCAGTGGAGCCGCATCATCCTGCCCATCGACCATCCGTTCTGGTCAACGCACTACCCGCCGAACGGCTGGGGATGCAAATGCCGCGTGCGCCAGATCAGCGAGGCAGAAGCGCAGCGGCTTGGTGGAGTGACGGCTGACCCACACATCCAGTACCGCGAATGGGTGAATGAACGCACCGGCGAGATCCTTCAGGTACCGCAAGGCATTGATCCGGGTTGGGACTATAACCCTGGAATCGCCAGGCTTAAATCACTGGACGAACACCTCTACCGCAAATCACCCGGCCTGGTCAAACGCACCCTGCAGTCTGACATCCGCACCAACCACTATGAAAGCTGGGTAGGTAAAGTATTGGCAGACCAACTGACCAAAGGCCGATCCATCACCGTGGGTGTCATGGAGGCCGGCGTTATGAGTTGGCTGGTCAAACAAAGCCTGTCACCCAAAACCGGACTGATTGAACTGGAAGACCGTTTGCTGGTCGGTAAGAAGGCACGACGCCATATCGATCACGGCAATGCGCTAAATGAAGCCACCTGGGCGATACTGCCTTTGCTCATGCAAAAGCCGGAAAGAACGCTATGGGATACGCAAAACAAAACCATGCTTTATTTGATTACAACCAAGCAAGGACTGGTGAAGGTGGCGATCAAACCAGACGGTACCATTGCCACGGCTTACGTGGTGGAAACTAAGGATGTGGAGAATTTGATTCAGTCAGGTGTCTATCTGCCGATAGAGTAATGAGGTAATGGCGAGCAAGTGGCGCCGGAATCGAACCGGTTAAGGCTCAGGAGAGCCACGCTTATTGCGAACCACTCCACCACTTGCCATCCACCTACAATGGTACGCCGATTGGATTAAAAATCAAGTTGCAGCGGTTTGAATGCCACGAGCGAAAATAAAGCGATTTGAGCGGTTTTTATTCAAAACATAAGCATTGGTATAGATTCAAAAGACTTAAACGATTGTGTGGAAATTTAAATGTGCTTTAGGCCGTATTGCATTGTCTTTAAGTAAGCAATCATCTACTATTCCAATAACGTGTAGTAATGGTGAGGAAATTACTTATGAGAAGTGAAAAGAAACGTCGTACGTTGAACTACAAGCTAGCGGTTATGCCAAAGGCCAATAAAACCTTGCAGAACATGCTTGAGACGGCATTATTAAATAGTGGCGCGCTCGAAAAAGCAGCTGATCGCGAAGAATCTATTTATGGTAGTGATGATTCATTTCGGCTATTAAATGATCCCAAGCAGCACCGCGGTATGTTTTTTGGCAAGTTAATGCTGTGGGAGAAAAACCAAAGTCATTCCGCGATTACCATAGATAAGTCTGCTAAATCCTATGCTATTAGAACAGTACAACCAAGTGACTTACAAAAACAAAGTAATGCCCAGGCCCAAAAAGAAGAGTTTTTAGAGTCTATGCTACATTTTGGGGTCTTAGATAATCATCTAGTCATTATGTCCAGTCCTTCGCTTACTGCTAGACAGCTGGAAACACACTTAACATGGCTATTAGGAACAAAATCTAACCACTTGCCACATGGTGGGATTTTCTCATTAAGCGATAAGCCAACCACGGCAACACGAAGAAAACTGGAAGAATCTCCCGCAAGAAAAGTTAGCTTTGGTGCTCCAATAACAGCTATTACCCCAGATGAGGAAATGACAAAAAGTTCATCGTCTAACAGTGTTAAATCAATTCAATTTGTTCCTGCTGGAATAACCGGCGAATTGATTTCTGCTATTTTTAAAAACCTAGGCGCGCCTGTACCAAAGCTGGATGATGCTTTGGATGAAGCAAATTTGAAATTGAAACTGGAAGTTACTTATCTGAGACAAACGACAAAAACTGGACAACAGTTTCTTGACGAGTTTTCGACTTCCATGAGGCATGCTCACGAAGATGATGTTGTAGTTGAGCTTGCAAACGGCACTAAGTTAAAAGGTAAAGACCTAAAATTATCCACGAACATCAATGTACAATTCAATAATGGTGCAATTGATGAGAATGATATGTATCATGCGATGCACGATTGGCTGACTCGCTTGATCAGTGAAGAAGAAATTGAATAGTAATGTTTAGAATTTACCTAATTTACATTGTTGTTGCCGTAATTGGCTGGTTCTGCGGACAGGTAGCTTCTCAATGGTTATCTAGTCTCAATGAACTTCATTGGCTGAGACCCGCTATATCTGTAGGTGTGGGATCGCTAGCGATCAAGCAGGCAATGGCAATTAAAGATCGTCTAGGTAAAGTTCAGTCTATTGAAGGATTAACAAATTCAGAGCGGAATCGCATTAAAACGATTATTGACTCGCTAAAAAAAGAAAGTCTATTCGGATTAGTCATCGTCATAACTGGCAACATTGTGGTCGCTATAATGGCTTTTACAAGTTTAAACACGAATACTTCGCTTAGCTTAATTCTGTCTATATTTTGTTCTGTGACGTTATTCTCACTCGTTTTACTTGTACGGATGCATTGGTCATTAGGCAATCAAATCGATGGATTTGAAGCGCTTATTAGAAACAGAATAGAAGACCAGAATAGAAGAAAAACGCTTTTAGAAAAGCTAAAAGATTCAAATTCCTAAAAACTTATCAAGCCCTTGATATCCACCCATTTTTCCATCCTCCTAAACTGGAGGCATGGAAAAGCAAAACACCCTCACATACCAAACAGCCCTTTGCTCTGATCAGTCAGTTGAACTGAGAGCGGCGCTTAATTACGTCCTGACCAGTACAGAAGCTCCCGAATGGATCCATTTGATTCCATCAGGTGAAAATGTCATAGGTAGGGATGGCCGTACCTGGAAAAACTCCAACCCGCAACGCATCATTCAGGCGTTTGACGCCAATCAAGCCGACATCCCCGGCGACATCGAACACGCTACCGAACTCAAAGCCCCTAACGGCGACCCTGCCCCTGCCATTGCCTGGATCAAAGAACTTGAGATTCGAGATGGTGCTGTCTGGGGTCGTGTCGAATGGACAGAGCATGGCCAGGAGCTGGTCACTGCGAAGAAGTACCGCTACATCTCCCCTGTTTTCAAATACGAGAAAGGCTCCATGGAGATCGCTCAGATCACCAGCTTTGGCCTGACCAACAATCCAAACCTGTTTTTAACCGCCCTTAACCAAGCCCAAAACCCATCTCAAGACCAACTGGAGGATACCATGGACTTAAAAGCACTGGCAAAAGCCCTTGGCCTGCCGGAGAACGCTTCTTACGAAGACATTCTCAGCGCAGCCAATCGCATGAAGTCTGAACATCAGACTGCCCTTAACCAAGCGCAGAATCCATCACTGGACAAGTTCGTGCCACGTGCCGACTACAGCCAGATGGAACAGCGCGCACTCAACGCGGAACAAGCCTTGGCAGACAATCAGGCCAAAGCCCTGAACGCCGAAATCGACCAAGCCATTGAGTCGGCCTTGAAAGACGGCAAGATCGCACCAGCTACGGTCGACTACCACAAAGCAGCCTGCCATCAGGAAGGCGGACTGGAGCGCTTCAAGCAGTATGTGGCTTCTGCTCCTGTCATTGCGCCTGACAGCACCCTGGACAAACCTGCAGACAGCGACAAAGCCAAAGCACTGAATGCCGAAGCGCAAGCGGTGGCGGCCATGTTCGGCAACTCTGCAGAAGACCTTGCCAAATACGCTAATTAAGGAGACGCATCATGCCATTAACTCAAGATCGAAACACTCATCAGCGCGACGGTGAAATGCTCAGCCTGTCTGTAGCAGCCGGCGCGGTGATTTACGCAGGTGCCTTGGTTGTCCTGAACGCTTCAGGCATGGCCGCACCTGGCTCAACTGCAACCGGACTGACCTATGTAGGTCGTGCAGATGAATCTGTCGACAATTCGGCAGGTGCGGATGGCGATGCCACTGTCACCGTGCGTCGCAAGACGGCATTCAAGTGGAAAAACCAAACCGGTGATCTGGTCACGGAAGCCGGCCTGCTGAAAACCTGTTACATCGTCGACGACGAAACCGTTGCGGCGACTGATGGCACAGGAACACGATCAGCGGCCGGTACGGTCATCGGCATTGATTCAGACGGCGTCTGGGTTGAGTAATCAGTAACGAAGGAGACACAAGATGTTAGTGAATAAAAGCACTCTGGCCGAGGTTTTCAAAAACCTGAAAGCCACGTTCAACAAGGCGTTTGAAAACGCACCGACCGTCTGGCCTAAAGTGGCTATGAAGATCACATCAACCACCTCGGAAAACAGCTATGCCTGGCTAAGCAAGTTCCCGCGTATGCGCAAATGGGTGGGCGAAAAGCATATCAAGCAGCTTGAGGCGCACAAGTACACCATCGTCAACGACGACTTTGAAGCGACCGTTGAAGTGGATCGCAACGATATCGAAGACGATCAATTGGGTATCTACGGTCCGCAGGCGCAGATGGCCGGCGAGTCTGCCAAGAACCTGCCAGATGAACTGGTAGCGGAACTGGTGGATAAAGGCTTCACCAACACCTGCTATGACGGTCAGTACTTCTTTGACACCGATCACGAAGTCAAAGGCCAAAGCGTCAGCAACAAGGGCACGGCTGCCCTGTCGATTGCATCGTTGGCCGCAGCGCAAGCTTCTTACGGCGCGGCACGTACCGCACTGAAGAACATGAAAGACGAAGAAGGCCGTTCGTTGAACGTCACCCCTAACGTCCTGCTGGTACCGCCTGCATTGGAAGACGTGGCCAAAGCCTTGATGACGGCAGATCGTCTGGAAGACGGCAAGGTCAACATCTACAAGGGCACGGCGGAAGTCGTGGTAATGCCTGGCCTGACATCGGACACGGCGTGGTTCCTGTTGGATACCACCAAAGCGGTGAAGCCTTTCATCCTGCAGGTCCGCAAAGAGCCGGTACCGGTGGCGATGACCGATATCAACAGCGACATCGTCTTCACGAAGAAGAAGTTCCTGTTCGGTGCCGAAGCGCGTATGGCAGTTGGCTATGGCTTCTGGCAGATGGCTTACGGTTCAACCGGTCAAGGCTGATCCATAGCTGATCAATCAACCATCGGCCCGCAAGGGTCGGTGATCTGATACCCGACAAAGGAATCGCATTATGAAACAGACTCTCATTGTGACGTCGGTTAGCCCCTTCTTCCGCAGAGCGGGACTACGCTTCACCAAACAGCCGACGCATCTCGATGCATCGGAATTGACAACTGAACAGATCACCGCACTCAAGGCTGAAAAGAACCTGATGGTGCGTGAAGTTCAGGAAGAAGACACGCCGCCAGCACCGTCCATGACGGACAACAAAGATGGCGACAGCATTACGGTTGAACAGTTGATTGAAGCGATTGCTCAGCTTGATCCGCAAAACACCGCGCATTACACCGGCAAAGGCGTGCCACAGCTGGATGCCTTGCAGGCAATTGTAGGTTCAAAAGTCAGTGCTGCACAGCGTGATGAAGCGTTTGTGGCGTTTTCCGAACAACAGCTACAACCTGTACAACAACCGCAAGAATAAAGGCATAGAGCATGGTTTACGCAACGCAACAGGATATTGAAAACCGCTACGGTGTCGATGCGCTTTTGGTCATTGCCGACCGCAACGAGGACCAGGTGGTTGATGCCGCCGTGGTCGCCGCTGCACTGGAGGATGCCAGCGCGGAAATCGATTCGTATGTGGGTGCCAAATACCCGTTGCCATTGGCGACAGCGCCGCGCGTGCTGTCCCAGTTGTGCGCAGACATTGCCTTTTACAAATTGAGCGCCGATGCAGACGCCGCCACCGAAGAACGCCGCAAGCGTTACAAGGATGCGCTCGATCTGCTCAAGCGCTTTAGCCGAGGTGAGGTGACGCTAGGGTTGCCTCAACCTCCCCAAACAACCAATGGCGTGGCTTACATCCAATCGAAGCCGCGTCACTTTAAACGATAGCAAACAAGATGGCCGGCGTCGGACTGCACTTTGACAACACAGACCTGCAGCGCATCCAGATCAGGCTGAACAACCTGGTCGGCAGAGATGCACAGGCGGAGCTGCTGGAAAACGTCGGTGCCATTGCGGAAAGCCAGACGCGCCATCGCATCAGTGATGAAAAACGCAGTCCGGACGGCGAACCCTGGGCGGCCTGGTCTGATGGTTATGCCAAGACCCGCCATTCAGGTCACCGCCTGCTGGAGAACGAAGGCGAACTGCTGGATAGCATTCAGTACCAGGTGAGCGGCAATGAAGTTGTGGTCGGATCCAATCTGATCTATGCCGCTATTCATCAGTATGGCGGCGCTGAAGTCGGTCGACCTGGTTTATTGGCCAGACCCTATTTGGGTATCAGTGACGCTAACCAGGACGAACTGGATGCGGTATTGGAAAGCTGGATGCAAGGATTGATGAAATGACCACCACCAACGAACTGTTAAACGCCATTAAAGACGACCTTAAACAGCGGTTTAGCGCGCTTAAAACCTGCGAGGTGCATCCTGGTCGATTCAACCTTGGTGAACTGAAACGTCTCAGTGCCAAAACACCGGCTTTGCTGGTAAGCGCCCTGGGTACGCTAAAAACTGAGAACACTGGCACAGAGCAGTCGGATTCAACCAAGCAGCTGGCGGTGTATTTTGTGACCAAAAACGCACCTGGACTCAGCGCAGACGATGCCTGTCGCAACCTGGTCGATGCGCTGGAGATTTACTTGGAAGGCCAATTGCCACGCTGGGGACTGGTCGGAATCAGTGAGCCGACAGCAATCCGCTCAGACAACCTCTATACCAGTGAGGTGGATAAAAACGGCGTGATGTTGTGGGCCGTTACCTGGCAGCAACGAATCCGTCTGGGCGAAAGTCTGTTCGCCGAAGACGGTATTTTGCCGACCACGCTGTATGTGGCGGTGAACGGTTCGGAGCATGCACCGCTATGAAACAGACCATTCCTGGTGTGAACAGTTTTGAAGGACTGGAAGACATCGCCAGACGCCTGAGCAATATGGTCAGAGTCGGATTTGTCTCGGAGGTGGATTATCCCAATGCCCGCGTCCGTGTGCATTACGGAGTGGACGCACAGGGCTCGCCGCTGGTATCTGGCTGGCTACCTTGGCTGACAGGTCGTGCCGGCAACGACATCGAATGGCACGCGCCGGAATTGGGCGAACAGGTGTTGATGATCTCTCCTAGCGGAGAACTGCAACTCGGTGTGGTGTTGCCAGCACTTTACCAAGCATCGCACCCAGCACCTGCCAGTGCCGCAACCGTGCATCGCATGCAGTATGCAGATGGTGCCGTCATCGAGTATGACCGCGCGGCCCATCGGCTTAAAGCCACCTTGCCGGCTGGCGGCTCGGCTTTATTAGTCTGCCCGGGTGGCGTGCAGATCGACGGAGATACCACCATCAACGGTGCCGTGACCATCAACGGCGACACGCAGATCAGCGGCAGCGCCGATGTCAGTGGTGATGTGGTGGCCAACGGCATCAGTCTGACCACGCACACTCACCCTGGTGATAGTGGCGGAACGACCGGACAGCCTCAATAAAACAGAAGGAGTTAACCATGAAGCAAACTAAACAGACATACACCGTTTTAAAGCCGTTTGTGCAGGACCATCAGGTGCGCAAGGTCGGCGACACCCTGGAGCTGTTCCCCAAGCAGGCGACCTATCTGGTCACCGGCGGTTTTTTGGAAGCAGCCAAGACTACCAAATCCAAATCATCCACCACTAAAGGCTAAGGAGTAACCCATGGCTGAACAATTCTTACACGGCGTTGAAGTCCTGGACATCGATTCAGGCCCGCGCCCTATCCGAACAGTTAAATCCTCGGTGATCGGACTTGTCGGCACAGCTCCTGATGCCGACGCTACCGCTTTCCCATTGAACACCCCAGTACTAGTTGCCGGTTCAAGACTGGAAGCAGCCAAGCTTGATATGGTGGGTACCGGCAATGGTACGCTGCCGGCTGCCATTGACGCCATCTTTGACCAGGTCGGCGCGATGGTTGTGGTGATCCGTGTCGAAGAAGGTGTGGATGCCGCCGCTACCCAATCCAATGTGATTGGTGGTGTCGATGTGGCTACAGGTACTTATACCGGTATCCAAGCACTTTTAGCGGCCGAGAGTATCGCCAAAGTCACGCCGCGTGTTTTGATTGCACCAGGCTTCAGCCATGTGCAGGCAGTGCTGACGGACATGGTATCGATTGCCGAACGCCTGCGAGCTGTAATCATTGCCGACGGCCCGAACACCAATGATGCCGATGCAATCACCTACCGTGAAGCGCAAGGCTCTAAACGCGTATTTATTGTCGACCCTTGGGTCAAAGTATGGGATACCGCCACCAGCTCGGAAATGATTCAACCGGCTTCTGCCCGTGTTGCCGGCATGATTGCCAAGTCGGACAACGAGCGCGGATTCTGGTGGTCTCCGTCAAACCGTGAAATGCTCGGCATTATCGGTACCGCCCGTGCCGTCGACTTCACGTTGGGTGACGTCAATGCACGCGCCAACTACCTCAACGAAAACGAAGTGGCCACCATCATTCAGAAAGACGGTTACCGCTTGTGGGGCAACCGCACCTGCTCGGCTGATCCAAAGTGGGCTTTCCTCTCGGTGGTGCGTACGGCTGACATGATCAATGACAGCCTGTTGCGTGCGCATATGTGGGCGGTGGATCGCAATATCACCAAGACCTACGTTGAAGACGTGCTCGAAGGCGTCAATAACTACCTGCGCCATCTGACCAATATCGGGGCGATTCTGGGTGGTAAAGCCTGGGCTGATCCTGAGCTGAATAGCATCGACCAGATTCAGCAAGGCAACGTCTACTTCGACTTTGACTTCACGCCGCCTTATCCGGCAGAGCACATCACCTTCCGTTCGCACATGGTAGGCGACTACATTGAGGAGATCTTTAAATGAGCCAGAACGTACTGAAAAACTTCACGACCTCGGTTGACGGTCGTGGCTATGCCGGCATGGCCACCGAACTGGTGCTGCCAAAGTTGGACATTGTGACCGAGGACATCCGTGCCGCCGGCATGGACAGCTCCGAATCGGTCGATATGGGCATGGAACCGCTCGAAGCGGAAATCACCTTGAGCGGCTATGACGTACCGTTGCTCAAGTTGTGGGGCGTGACCGGCAGCAGCGTGCCTTTGACGGCGCGTGGCGCTTTGCAGTCAGACGACGGTACCGTCAAGGCCGCCGTGGTCAACCTACAAGGCAAGTTCGTCGGTTTGGATTTGGGGACTTGGAAGCCGAAAGACCTGTCACCCAAGAAAATGAAAATGAAGGTCAGTTACTACAAGCTGACCATCGACGGGGAAGAGCTGATCGAAATTGATATCGCCAACCTGATCCGCAAGGTCGGCGGTGTTGACCAGCTTGCTGAAATTCGTGCCGCGCTCGGTTTATAAGCGGCCTTTAACCCATTTTAAGAAAGGAAACCATTATGTCTAAAACCGTTGTTGTCACCTTGCCGATTGCCCAGGCTATCGGCGGCAAGGAAGTCGATAAAGTCACCCTGCGTAAGCCCATGGCCGGCGAATTGCGTGGCCTGAATATGCTTGACCTGGTACGCATGGACGTAACCGCTATCGGTACCGTTCTGCCGCGTATCAGTGATCCGCTCATCAGCGCCGACGACTTCTCGACGCTGGAGTGTGAAAACCTGATGGAACTGGCCAGCGAGGTGGCCGGTTTTTTTACGGGGAATCCCTCCCCGATGAAGTAGATAACGCCATGGCGGCGATTGCCGCCGTTTTCCACTGGCCGCCACGAGAAATGGCGGTCATGTCGCTTGAAGAACTGATGGGGTGGTTTGAGAAAGCCAAAGCCATACTGCAAGCCCAACACCCCGCCCCACCCTAATTCCATTTGGAGGCAGCATGAACGACATGAAACTGGCCATGATCATCAGTCTGGTGGACAAGGTCAGCCAGCCTCTGAAGAAGGTGGCAGACGCCACCGGCAAACTCAACAAAATCACCGAAGCCGCCAACGGCTTGGCCAAGAAGGTAAGTCAAACCGGCCTGGTGAACTACTATCAACGTCTGACCAGCAGCACAGATCGCGCAGCGCGCATGCAGCACATGCTGGGTCAGGCACTCGATACCATCCGCAGCAAGGCCTCGCAAGTCAATGGCCACTTCAAGCAGCTGGTCAGCGCCGGCGGAGAGTTCACCAACCGTTTCAGCAAAGCCTTTGCCATTGCCGGCGGTACCATCGGTGCCGGCGTGTTCGGCTTTAAGCGCACCTTCTTGGATACGGCCGCCACCTTTGAGCAGTTTGAGTCTGTTTTAGAAACGGTTGAAGGTTCCAGCTCAAAAGCTAAAGCGTCAATGGACTGGATTCAAAACTTCGCTACCAAAACACCTTATGAACTGACTCAGGTAACAGAGGCATTTGTGCGTTTACGCTCTTACGGCATGGATCCTACAAATGGCCTGCTGAGAACCTTGGGAGATGCGGCAAGTGCGATGGGCAAGCCGATTATGCAGGCGGTAGAAGCGATTGCTGATGCGGTAACGGGTCAAAACGAGCGTTTAAGAGAGTTAGGTATCACGGCATCTACAGTTGGTGATGTAGTGACCTACACCTACACAGCCAAGGATGGTTCGACCAAAATCCTGCAAGCATTGAAGAATGACCGCCAACAAATTCAAAAGGTTCTGACCAGTATTTGGGATAGCAAGTACGCCGGTTCAATGGATAAGCAATCCAGCATTTGGATCGGTATGTGGTCTAACCTGATGGACTGGTGGACAAACTTTCAAAAGATGGTCATGGATGCTGGCGTATTTGACTACTTAAAAGCCAAGCTGCAAGGCGTCCTAGACAAGATCAACCAGATGGCCGCCAACGGCCAACTGCAGGTCATTGCCGAACGCTTTGGCCAAGGCTTGATTAAAACCTTTGACTCGCTCTGGGCGTGGGCAGAGCGGTTTGCGACCGGTTGGGACAAGTTTGTCGACAAAGCCAATGCCGTGGCCGATGTATTGGGTGGATGGGAAAACACCATTATGGCCATCATCGCCCTGCCGTTGGTACCGGCCATCGCCGCCTTTGTGCAAGCGTTCACTATGCTGTCAGTGGCCATTCTCGCTAACCCTGTCGGCCTGGTCATCACGGCCATTGCTGCAGCCGCCGCATTAATCATCGCCAACTGGGAAAAGGTCAAAGCTTTCTTTGGTGGCTTCTGGTCGTTTATGACCAATGTGGGCAAAGGCATTATCGAAATCGTGACCTCCATTGGTAAATGGGCGGCCAATATCTGGGAAGCCCCAAAGCAGGCGTGGAACGATTTTTTAGGCTGGATTGACGGTTTTTTAAACAAGCTTTCAAGCCCGTTTAAAACCTTGATGGAGTACGGCTCCAAACTCAAAAGCATCCTCGGTTTTGATGAAGAGCAAAAACTGACGCAAAAGGTGCAGCAGGTGGTGGAGCCAGCCAAGAAAGTCAGCCAACAGAATACAAAGGTCATTGAATACCAGAGCACGGTAAAACCAATTGAAAAGGCCTCTGATACCAGTCAGATGCAAGTGCATTCGGTTCCATTTGAAAGCATTAACCAGTTAAACAATTCCGCCAAAATATTGGATGACTCGAAACGTCATTTAAATGATTTTTTAAGCTGGATTGAAGGGTTTTTAAATAAGCTTTCCGCTCAATTTAAACGGTTCATAGAGCACAGCTCAAAATTAAAAACCGTTATGAAAGTTGACGATGAACAACAGCTAACCCAAAAAGTGCAGCAATTTGTTGAACCTGCAAAAAAAGCCGCTCAACTGGTGGCATTGACTTCAGTGGTGGCCACCGCGCCGGCAATGGCATCGGCCGCCCCGACAAGCTACCAGGCCATGCCCATCAAGGTGGAGGTGAATGCCCCTATTACCATCAGCGGCGATGCCGGACGCATGGCTGACATTGGGCCGCAGATCGAGCAGCACATCAAGGCGGCAGTGGAAAAGGCGATTCAGGAAACATTGAGAGGACGCAATGGCTGATTTAAACACGATTAAGTATGACGATGTGGTCACCAGTTTGCGTGACCTGTCGCGCATCCGCGAAGGGTTTGAGGCGGTTTCTGGACAGCTTGGCCACTCCGGTGCGGTAATGATGATGCTGGGGCCGTTTATGTTTGCGCTGGACACAGCGGCCTACCAATCGCTGACCCATACGGTGGAATACAAGTGGGCCGACTTGGAGCGTATTGGTAACCGCCCGATGAGCCAGTTTACCGGCATAGGCAAAGAGACCGTAGAAATGCCAGGTGTGATCTACCCGCATTACAAAGGTGGCTTGCACCAGGTGCAGGCCATGCGCGAACTAGCTGGCCTGGGTAAACCGCTGCCCATGGTGGATGGTACCGGAAAAATCTGGGGCGAATGGGTCATTGAGCAGGTGCAGGAAACCCTGCGTGTGTTGGTGAAAAACGGCGCACCGCTCAAGATTGAATTTAGCCTGAACCTCAAATACTACAGCCGCGAGAACGCTTCGACGGTGGCTAACAAGATTGGAGCCTTGCTATGAAGTACCTTAGCCAACAAGGCGATACGCTGGATTTGATTTGTCACCACTACTATGGCGGCACGAGCGGTTATGTGGAACAGGTATTGGAGGCTAACCCCAGCCTGGCGAACTATGTGGTGCTGCCGGCCGGCGTGTTGGTGGAGCTGCCCGACCTGGTCAAGCAGCAGGCACCGGAAGAAGAGATTAGTTTGTGGGGTTGATGTATTTGGCGCACTCGAAAATCTGCTCTTTGCCGGTTTTGGAGTCGATAGTTCTTAACCCCCAAATCATCACCGGCAGTTCGCCTTTCGCCCAGGTGCAGTGTTCTGTTACCGACTCAACCAAATCATCGTTATAGGTCAAATCTGCCCCTTGCTCTCGGTTTGGATCAGTGGGATTCATCATTGGATACATCGTCCAGTGATGGTCGTCTTTTTCATGCCACAGTTTGTAACTATCAGCCGATGCGGCAGTAGCGATAAACATTAGTAAGAACACAAAGATACGCATACAAAACTCCTTTTTTTCAAAACTCTATCACCAACCGGAGGTAATGACAATGACACCTATATTCACATTTAAAGTGGATAGCAAAGACTACTCTTCTAGATTCAACCCCTTCTTAATATCACTCCGAGCCATCGACCTACCAGGCTCAACCAGCGATTACATCGAACTGATTCTGGATGACGCGGCCGGAAAATTAAAGCGCGAGGACTTTGGCGCCAAGTTTGAAGTCAGCTTGGGGTTTGAGGGTGAAAAGCCGGTCAGCGTCGGTACCTATATCTTTGATGAAGTCACCTTTGAAGGCCATCCGATGCAGATGCGACTGCTGGCCTCGTCGGTAGACTTTCTGAAAGACCTCAAAGCCGCCACCTCAAAGACCTGGTCAAACACCACCCTGGGCGAAGTGGTGTCGTATCTGGCCAGAAAGCACGGTTACACGCCCAGCATCAGCGAGAGTCTGGCAAGCAAAAAGATTGAGCAGCTGGATCAGACGGCCGAATCCGATTTGCAGCTGCTGAACCGTTTGGCCTCCAGTTACGGCGCGGTGTTTAAGGCGGTGAAAGGCTATATGGTCTTTAAGCCTAAAGGTGACGGTCTGAGTGTATCCGGCACGCCTTTAACCGCCGTGACCATTGAGCCGACTATGGTGACGCGCTGGCAGATCAATGACCGTGGCCGTCCGCGCTATGGTGCAGTGCGCGCCAGCTATTACGACTACAACGCCGCCCTAGTCAAATACGTGACCGTGGGTGACGGCGATGTTCAGGAGGAGTTGAAAAACACCTATGCCTCGGAGGAACAGGCTTATTCGCACGCTGCCGCCAGATTGCAGGAACGCACCATGGCTACCATCGACGGCTACCTGTTACTTCCCGCCACGCCAAAAGTTATCAAGGGGTTGATATCCGAGGGTGTGTTGGAACTTGTTAAATTTAGAGCCAATGTTGATGGCCGTTATCACATCACCCGTGTGGAACACACGCTGACCAAGAACTACGGCTATCAACTGAAGGTGGAATTCAGCAAGCAGTGGACAGGTTATAAGAAATGATCGGCATGAGTAGAACAACCGGCAAGGCTATCAGTGGCATGGACCACTTGCGCCAACGCATTGCCGATGTTCTGACCACGCCTATCGGCACTCGGGTTATGCGCCGTGATTACGGCTCCCGGGTGTTCGAGTTGATTGATAACCCTACCAACGAGCGCTTTAAAGTCGAGATGACAATGGCGGTTTACGAGGCATTTAAAGACCCTGTAAACGGCCTTTATGATCTGGTTTTAACAAGCGTGACCGTTACGGCCGACACAACCGGCCAGTCCTATGTCGACATCGAAGGCAAGTATGTGCCAAGCGGTGAAATGCTGAGACTTGAACAAATTTCATTGTAATGTCGAGGTTTATAGATGGCTGGTGGATTCACGGCGGTTGACCTATCCAAACTCCCCGCGCCAAGTGTTGTAGAAACGCTCTCTTTCGAGCAGGTGTTTGCCGAAATGTTGGCCGACCTGCAGGCGCGTTCCGATACCTTTACGGCTCTGGTTGAATCCGACCCGGTTTATAAAGTCCTTGAAGTGGCGGCGTATCGTGAACTGCTGATTCGTCAGCGTGTGAACGAGGCGGCTAGATCGGTCATGCTGGCTTATGCTCTGGGGAACGACCTTGATAACCTGGGTGCCCTTTTCGGCGTTTCTCGCTTGGTGATCGATGCCGGCGATGAAACGGCCACCCCTCCGGTGTTACCTACCTATGAGGCCGATGCTGATTTCAGATACCGCATCCAACTCTCACTAGAAGGCTACTCCACTGCAGGCCCAGAAGGAGCGTACGTTTTCCATGCGCTGTCAGCAGATGGCGCAGTACTGGATGCCAGTGCCACCAGTCCTTCACCTGGTGAAGTGGTCGTCACCGTCTTGTCACGCACCGGCGATGGCACCGCAGATCAAGCACTGCTCGATACCGTCAATGCGGTGCTGTCTGCAGAAGACGTTCGCCCACTGACGGATTCCGTTACCGTGCAAAGTGCCACCATCGTCAACTACACCATCGAGGCCACACTGCACTTCTACGCCGGCCCAGGCTCAGACGAAGTACTGGCACAGGCGCAAGCGGCCGTGGAAACCTATGCGGCCAATCAGCACCGCCTTGGGTTGGATGTGACACTCTCCGGCATCTATGCCGCCTTACATCAGCCAGGTGTGCAGCGTGTCGATTTAACACAGCCTGTGGCCAACATCGTGGTGGATCGCCAAAGCGCCACCTATTGCACGGCTATTACCCTAACCGATGGTGGCCTCGATGAGTGATAAGCCAACGCTACTGCCGCCCAATGCAACGGCACAAGAGCAAGCCATCGAGCAGGCCACGGCACGTATTGAGGATGTGCCTGTTGGCATCCGCGACCTATGGAACCCAGATACCTGCCCAGCAAGTCTATTGCCGTGGTTGGCGTGGGCATTATCGCTTGATACGTGGGATAAAAACTGGACTGATGAAGTTAAGCGTAAGGTATGTGCATCTGCAGTATCGGTACACCGTAAAAAAGGCACCATTGCAGCACTTAAAAGAGCGTTAACAAGTCTAAATCATGATGTCGCTGTGGTCGAGTGGCATCAGGAAACACCTCCAGCTGCCCCATACACGTTTTACCTAGAAGCGGCTGTTGACCAGATCGGGATACCAGATCTATCCAGTTACAACACTATTATCACCGTTGCCAAAGAGGCCAAAAACTCGCGCAGCTGGATGACCGGCATCGAAGTGCACGGTATCACTCGTGCTAGTCAGTATTACGGTGCTGCGGTCTTTAGCGGAGAAACAATCACGATTATGGCGGAGCCAAACACATGAACTATTACATGAAGCTCACAGAAACCGGTGTCGCGAAAATCGCAGCATCACAAATGGGCGGTGATCGAGTCAGTCTGACCGAAATGGCAGTTGGTGATGGTGACGGGAATGAAGTCGGTCAGCCGGTTGGTGATGAAATCACACTGGTTCGAGAAGTCTATCGTACCCAGATTAGCAGCCTTTATGCTAACCCAAACGATAGCACGCAGATGATGGCAGAAATGGTTATACCAGCAGAAGATGGTGGATTTGCTCTGCGTGAGGTCGGGATATTCGATACGGATGGCGATTTGTTTGCCTATGGAAATTTTCCAGAAACATATAAGCCAATTGCAGCAGAAGGCTCGACACGATCAATGGCGATTGTCGCGGCCATCAAGATAGAAAACAGTAACAATGTCCAGCTGGTGATTGATGCCAGTATTGTCTATGCAACGCGTGCCTGGGTACTCAATACGATTACTACGGCGTACTTAATACCTGGTGGAGAGGTTGGTCAAGTACTCGCAAAAGCATCAGACAGCGATGGTGATTTTGTATGGAAAAACATAGTCGACGATGCAGAATTAAAAAGAGTAATCAGATTAAATAGTTATTTCATGGGGCAAAACTAATATGGCAAGCGGAAAACTTGGCTCAGCGGCATTGGCAGCTGACACCTATACAACGGTTTACACCGTACCGGCCGGTAAAGCGGCAACCATCAATATTGCACTGGTCAACCGAGGTGCCGATACAGCGTTGGTCAGAGTCGCATTAACTAACGAAGCGGTAACACCATTAGATGAGGACTTTATCGAATATGACGCTAAATTGCCTATTGATGGCGGCATTTTAGAGCGCACCGCAGTGGTAGCCAGCGCAGGCGAAAAAATCATGGTCATGGCAAGTACCGCCAGTGTGACAGTGCGCGTGCATGGATTTGAGGAGGATGCGTAATGGGTAGAGTAATCAGCGAAAGTCCAAGTTTTAATCCAGTAATCGAGGTTAATCCAGACTTAAATGTTAACCCAGATGTCAATATATCCGGCATCGCATTAACGGAATCAAAGCTGCCAGGAAAATTGCCATTTTTTGGTAATGGCGCTCGCAGGGTAATTAATATGTCAGGTAGTTTTACTGTGCCTGATGGCATTACATCTATCCGTGTGCGATGCATCGGTGCAGGAGGTAGTGGTGCGAACTACGATAGTAATGGCCAGGCTGGCGGTACGTCGTCTTTTGGCACATTAATCTCAGCGACTGGTGGCGGCGGCGGTGTGTTTAAAGTAGGCGCTGGAGAGGCAGCATCTCCGGCTGGTGGTGCAGGCATTGGCGGTGACTTCGTCGCGCAAGGCGGTAAGGGCGGTCGTGGATACATATCATCGACGTCATATCGCGCTGCAGGCGGCGGAGGCGCAGCAGGGAGTCAGCTAGGAGATGGCGGAGATGGTGGGCACTGCCCAACATCGGGATTTAAAGACTGGTTTGGATCAGGCGGTGGAGTTGGATTTAATGATGGCGGGTACTGCAGCCAGTTGACTACGTCTGACACTGCAGGTGGAGCATCTGCATTTGGTGCTGGTCAATCCACTCAGCCAGCACCGGATCTTATAGGAGGTATTGCCGATAAGGGTTATAGCGGATCGATTAATGCCCTGTCTTTAATCATCGAGCACCACTTTGATGGGTTCACCGGAGGTGGCGGCGCTGGCAGTGTGTCATCAGGTCCTGGCGGTAATGGTGGTCCTGGCGCTGGTGGAGGTGTTGGTGCAACCACCGGCGGTTCTGGCGGCATTGGTGGCGGCGGCGCTTACGGCGGATCATCAAGTGGGCCTGGCGGCATTGGTGGCGGTGGAGCCGGCTACCTCGATGCAGATGGTAGATCAGTATCAGGCGGTGCTGGTGGAGGGTATGCACATGGTGTGTTTACTGTAACGCCTGGTCAAGTGTATACAGTGACGGTAGGCGTGGGCGGGGCTGCACCAGCTGGCGCCGGTAATGGTGGCAACGGTCTTGTAATCGTGGAGTGGTAAAATGAATTATGCAAGAATTGTAAACAATATCGCCGTAGACGTGTCATCAGATCCGCAATCGAGTTTTCACCCGTCAATTGCAGAGGAGTTTGTCGCAGTACCTGCAGACGTTAAGCTAGGCTGGATTTTAACGGACGGCACATGGAGCGCACCAGCAGAGGTTGAGCCGGATAAAATTGCACCGGTCTATCCAAAAGTCGGTCCGACCACGTTTAAACTGCTGTGGACAAGCCCTGAGCGTCTAAAGCTTAAAGAGTTGCGAGCCACAGACATGGTCATCGACGACTTCTACGACATCATCGAAGACCCGCGCTTAAACGAGATTGATCTAGGCTTAACCTCCACGCAGGACGGCGTTGACTACTGCTTGGCCAAACTTGTTGAGTCTGGTGTGGTGACGGATGCAGGTAAGGCAACCAGACGCGAGCAAATCCTGACCGGGAGCATGCAATAAATGACACCATCAGGTGTCTTTGTCGAGGTGCTGCTGCCATCCAACTGGTGGCAGCGCCCGCGCTACCAACTCACCCAACCAATAAACTGCGCCGGCCACACCGTACCGGCCGGCTTTATCTCCGACGGCGCCACCGTGCCGCGCATCCTCTGGCCTATATTTCCGCCGATCGGCCGCTATCTCAAAGCCACACTCGTCCACGACTACTACCTGCAGCAAGGTATCGACCGCAAAACCGCCGACCACCACTTCAAGCACTGCCTGATTGCACTGGATGTCGAACCTTGGCGCGTGCATGCCATGTACTATGCAGTGAGGGTTTATGGAATGTTCACGGTGCAGCAACGTAAAGTTTGACTTTATTTGTCCTCGTTAACTAGCAACCTTCCAAGCTCAAAAATAGCCGCAAACTCAACATTCCATACATACGAAATTCGATTACCAGTTTCTGTTATATAAAAGTGATATCCATCTGTATGAACCAAGTTATAAATTTTTGATGCATCAAATACTTGATCAGCTTTTGTTTTTCCCTCCCTTTTTAAAATACCAGTCATGCCTGAGTGATATCCGTTATTAAACCAACTAATTCTAAATGGTAAGAGAGTGGTTACAGAGTGATTACGTTCGTCCTTTTCCCAAGGGTTTCCTTCATTATTTCCTATGTAAGCCATTGTTTGAACAAAACGTTCCTTTCTCCAAGGACTAGAAATAACTACATCTTCATTGAGGTCAACAATAACTTCACTTGAACTGCGCATCTTCTCAAACCAGGATAATCCATGGTGAGTGCAACAATTAAGCCCAAAGAAGAATCCAACATCAGTTTCTGGTTCAGAATCTCTATCAGCAGTGCAAAACTCAACAAATTTGTTGTATTGGATTTTCCTTGCTAGTCCATTTATATAAGGCATAAGGGCATCAGGGTTAGCCTGATAAAGTTCGACTCCCAAGTGAACCATTTTTGAAAAATGTGGGTGTGCTTTAGAGCGGCTTTGATCAAAACCAAGCAGCCTTTTAAGAAAAGACATTTTTTATCAACTCCTTGAAATCCAGTAAAAGAAAGGAGTGATCATAATATCAGGAAAGGAAAGGAGCGACCCGCAGACTGAGCCAACAGTCAGCGAGCCATCCACACATGCTACCAAGAGCATGTGTGAACCAAGACTCCCCGCTCACGCGCGAGCCGGGGGATTGTACCATTCATGCTATTGGAGCACACCATGAAACATTACCCTGTTATCCCTTGGATTGGCGGAAAGCGCCGTTTGGCCAACTGGATTCTACCTAAGTTCCCACAACACCAATGCTATGTCGAAGCTTTTGCAGGAGGAGGAGCACTCTTCCTTGCTAAAGAGGAAAGCAAGGTCGAAGTACTCAATGACTTTGACGGAGAGCTGATCAATCTATACCGCGTCATCCAACACCATTTAGAAGAGTTTTTACGCCAGTTTAAATGGGCGTTAACAAGCCGTAAAATTTACGAATGGCAGCAGCTGGCAAATCCGGAAACACTCACCGATATCCAGCGTGCAGCACGTTTCTACTATCTGCAGAAGTTATCATTCGGCGGCAAAGTTAAAGGTCGTACATTCGGTACGGCAACAACCAGTCCGCCACGTCTCAATCTAATGCGCATCGAAGAAGACCTCAGTCAAGCACATGTAAGGCTGTCTAGAACCTACGTAGAGCACTTAAGTTGGGAGAAAGTCTTTAGCAAGTACGATAGAGAGCACACGCTTATATACCTTGATCCACCCTACTGGCAAACAGAAGGCTATAGCAGCGAATTTGGTTGGGAAAATTATGAGCTAATGAATAAGATGGTGCGTGAATGCAAGGGCATGGCCATCATCAGCATCAATGCACACCCTGACATCATTAAACTGTTCGAAGGGCTACACATGGAAACCAAAGACATTAAATATACGGTCGGATGTGGCAGCGGAAGCCAGGCTACTGAATTGCTGGTCTGGAATGACAATGTTCAGCGAAAACTGAAATAG